CGAAGTGGCGGCCGTGATGCAGTTGCCGATGGACCTGGTGCCCACCGCTGAGGCCATGGGCCAGCGCATGCAGGAGCAGGCCAAAGCCCAGCAGCAGGCTGAGCAGGCTCAACTGCAGATGCAGATGCAGCTCCAGGCCGCCAAGGAGCAGGGCATCGCCCAGCGCGAGAGCCAGGGCCAGGAGGCGGAACTCACGGCCGATATCGTGAAATCCGCGGTGGCGGTCCGGTTGGCCCCGCCGAAGGCGCCTGGTGCATAATCCACCCCAATGAATCAACTGACCAACGACCAACTTGCGTTCTTGGAGCGGTTCTCGCGAACCCCCGACGCCCGGTCGTTGCAAGAGATCCTCGGCGCCGAGCTGGCGGCCGTAGAGCAGAGTTTGCGGAAACTGAGCGACCAGGGCATGTACCGGGCGCAAGGTGACGCAGGCCGGCTCGACTGGCTGATCGCCAAGCTCAGCGCCAAATCTGCGCCCCAGTCCGCGCCTCGTGCGCCCCGGCTGACGGCGTAAACAGGCTGGGCAGGGGTGTCTCGCCTCCCCCGAGCATGCGACATCTGGACCCTTGCGTGTCCTGCTCGCGGAGACCTGACTAATGGCCCCTGACGCCACGTTGAACACCACACGCCTCCCCCGTGCGGTACTGCGAAAGAGCACGAAGCTCGACGAGCAGTACGGCAAGAAGGACCGGAGACAAGATCCCGCGGACCCGACCGGTGCTGCGCCCCAGGCAACTGAGGCACCCCCGACCGAGAACGCAACCCCTCCTGTAACGACGGCCCCGCCCGTCGATCTGGCACCCACCGCACCGGTGCTGCCGACCATCCAGGATCTGCTCCGGCAGATCGGTGATCTTGAGCAGAAGAACCGCTCAATCTCAGGACGGTTGGCCGCCATCGCGGAGGAACGCCGGACCGAAAAAGCGCTGCATCGCCAGGAGATGACCAAGTTGCAGGAGCAGGTCCGTGACCTGAAAGCCGCGCAACCACAAGCACCAGTCGATCTGTCGAAGCACTTCAGTGCCGAGGAGATCGAGACGCTGGGTGAAGCGAAGTGCCAGGCGATGATCGCCACGGCGCAGAAGGTCGCCCAAGACAGCGCCCAGGAGGCCCTGAAGCCGATCCAGGAGCAGCAAGCCGCCGCAGCGAGAGCCGCGGAGGACGAAGCCCAGGAACGCTACATCGCCAAGCTGCTGGAACTGGTCCCCGATTGCCTCACGATCGACAAGGACCCGGCGTGGTTGGAGTGGTTGGCGGAAACGGATGACGACACCGGCGAGCAGCGGCAGGTCACTTTGGACAGGCACAACGGTCGGCGCGACGCGCCCCGGGTGGCCAGGATGTTCAAGGCGTACCAGGCCACGCTGCAGCCCGTGCCGGCACCTGCTCCAGCGCCGACGCCCCCTGTGGCGCCGCGCGGCAAAGGTGCTCAGCCGACCGGGGATGTACCCCCGAATCGGCAGCCGAACACCGGTGCCACGGGGCGTCCGAGTCCGAAGGAGATTGCGGACTTCTACAAGCGAGCGGCGACGAAGCGGATTGGTCAGCCAGGGTACGTGACGGATCAAGAGCGTGTGGAGTTCGAGCGGCGATTGGGGCAGTGATTCCGGCCACATGCCGGGTAACGCGCCAACCACCAAGGAAACACCATGTCCATCGGCGTCGCACGGTCCTCCGGTCAAACTGACTACACCGTAGGGTCCGCTTCCAAGTTCATCCCCGAGCTGTACTCGGGCAAGCTGGTCGAGAAGTTCTACAAGTCCACCGTGTTCGGCGAGATCGCCTCGACCGACTACGAGGGCGAGATCACCGGCTACGGCAACAACGTCATCATCCGCACCGTGCCGGATGTCACCGTCTCCGACTACACGATCGGTGGCGGGCTGGCCAACGAGTACCCGGCCAGCGTGGCCGTCAGCCTGACGATCGATCAGGCCAAGTCGTTCGCCGTCGCGCTCAACACCGTCGATGCGGCTCAGTCCGACATCGACATGGCGAACGTCTTCGCTGACGACGGCAGCATCCAGCTTCGGCTGGCGGCCGACGCCGAGGTGCTGGAGACGATCCCGGCCCAGGTGTCCGCGGACAACAGCGGGCGCGTGGCGGGCGTGGACAGCTCCATCGACCTGGGCGACAGCACCACGCCGTTCGGCGTGAGCAAGACCAACGTGCTGGACTTCATGGTGGATTGCGGCACCGTGCTGGACGAGCAGGATGTGCCCGACGAAGGCCGCTGGATGGTGGTGCCTCCGTGGTTCACGGCTCGGATCAAGAAGTCCGACCTGAAGATCGCCAGCCTGGCCGGGGACAACACCTCGATCCTGCGCAACGGCAAGGTCGGGATGATCGACCGGTTCATGATCTACCAGTCGCGCAACCTGCTCCGCCAGACCAGCCCGGGCCCGGCCACGTACGTGATGTTCGGCCACAGTGCCGGCCTGACGTTCGCATCGCAGATCGTGCAGCTCCGGATGATCGACAATCCGAACGACTTCGGGTACCTGATCCAGGGCCTGATGGTGTTCGGGTTCAAGGTCATCGAGGGGCAGTACATCGGTACCGCCGTCGTGGCCCCGGCGTAAGCAGGCAGCCCGGCCCCAGGCCGGGCGCCTCAACCCGCAAACTGCAACCTTCACCTGGAGATCCAACATGGTCAAGATCGTCACCCCCTACGGCGAGAGCGTTCAGGCGCTGCTGCCGCCCGACACCATCACCCACCAGCTCAACATGGCCAAGGGCAAGGCCAAGCCGCGGTACCCGAGCGGCAAGCCCACCGTCGATGTCACCACCGGCGGTGGCAAGGGTCCGATGAAGATCCGTGCCCTGACGCCCGATTCGAGCCCGTCCGGCTCGTAATCCAACCCCGGGCCCGACCACCAGGCCGGGCCTGGCTCTCAACTCGCGCCTTGGAGGAAACACATGGCCATCAGCTCCCAGCAAGAGATCCAGGCAGTCGCCCAACGTCAGAAGTCCAAGCGGTACTCGCAGGACAAGACGAACCCGATGTGCATCAACGTCAACGACGGGCGCCTGTTCCCGAACGTGCCGAACATCCGCAAGAACCCGGACTACCGCGTCTACACCGGGGACATCAACGCCTCCGCCAAGGAGCGGATGGACTATCTGAAGTCCGGTATCGGCCCGAAGCGTGCGCGCGTGGTGGTAGAAGCCGAACCGGCGCCTTTCGTGGTGGCCACGGCCGACAAGGACGACCTGATCGCCTTCGCCAGCGTGGAGTACGGCTACGCGCTGGACGCCCGCAAGACGGTGGAGAACCTACGTGTGGACTTCACCAAATACCTGGCCACGTTGGAAACCTCGGACGCCCTGGGCTAAGCCGTGGCGCTGACCGTCGCCGATGTTGTCACCACCGCCCGCGGCACCCTGCTGGATGCCGCAGCGGTGGCGTGGCCGGACGCGGAACTGGTCCGCTACGTCAACGAGGCGCTGCGCGCCACCTCCGCCGTCAAGCCGGACCTGTACACGAAGCGCGGGAACGTCGAGATGGACGGCGGGTCACTGCAGCAGCTGCCGACAGACGGCATCTCGCTGATCGACGTGTTCGAGAACGCCTACAGCGGCACACCGGTGACCTTGGTGGACAAGGAGCTGCTGGACGAGTGCAACCGGTTCCTCACGCCCGCCGACCGCGAGCGCGACGTGCAGCACTACACCGCCGACCCGCGTGACCCGCGCCGGTTCGTCGTGACACCACCCAACGATGGGACGGGCGAGGTGCGGACGATGTACGGCGCGGTGCACCCGGCGGTGACCAGCACGGCCGACGACCTGCTGGTGGATGACATCTACCAACCCCTGCTGGTGGACTACGTGCTGCACCGAGCCTACGCCAAGAACTCCAAGCGCCAGGACTTGACCAAGAGCGGGTACTACAGGCAGCAGTGGGCCCAGGCCGTGGGCCTGAACACCCAGGCGCAAGTCGCCATCGCACCCAAGGTCTCCGTCTCGGAAGGCATGCAATGAACATCGTCGATGCCTTGCCGCGCATCGCGCAGATCGCGCGGCGGTGCCCCACAGCCACCCTCACCCGAGCCTACGTGGACGCCGCGCGGACCTTCTGCGGGCAGACACGCTGGCTGCGCGAGACCTTGGCCGACATCACGACCGCCGTGGACGACCCGTCGTACGTGCTGGGGTCCGCGGACGAAGGCTTGGAGGTGATCGGCGTGCGGCAGGTGATCGGCACCGACAGCCGCGGGCAGCAGTGGGAACTGCCCCCGCTGGACGCCACGACCAAGTGTTTGAACACCGACAACGCCCAGCCGCGGTGGTACTCCTACAGTCCCGAGGGTGCCCTGGTGCTGCACCGGACCCCGGACGCGGCCTACACGCTCACGGTCATGGCGCAAGTGCAGCCCATCCGCACAGCGACGACCATCCCTGACGCACTGGATCGCAAGTGGAGCCTGGCGCTGATGGCCGGCGCGCTCGGGTACTTGCTGGATCTGCCTCGCCAGCCGTGGACCGACCACAGCCAGGCCTTGAAGCGGCAGAAGGAGTTCCAGTCGGCGATCAACAACGCCAAAGCGGACGAGCAGCGCGGCTACAACACGGGCAGCGTGCGGGCCCGCCCGCGGCTCTTCGTGCGGCCGGGGTTCTGATGCATGGCCAAAATCACGATCGACTCGTTCCGAGGTGAAGCACCCCGACTGACGCCGCGGGCGCTGCCCCCCAACGCCGCCCAGGTGGCGATCAACGCCCGGCTGCAGTCCGGCGACCTGGAGTCCTGGCGCGGCATGCTGGAGACGGCCAGCCTCGCCAACGACGCCCGGACCATCTACCTGCTGAATGACGCGTGGCTCTCATGGGAGAGCGACGTGGACGTGGCCCGCGGCCCCATTGCCGGGGACACGACGTACCGGGTGTACCTCACCGGGCCGGACGAGTACGACCAACCCCGATTCACGAACTACGCGCTGGCCACCACCGGGTCGGCTCCCTACCCTGTCACCACCCGGCCGTTGGGCGTGCCCGGCCCGGTCTCGGAGCCGACGCTCGTGATCGGGGTGGACCCCAGCCCGACGACGTTCACCGTGGACGTGTTGGACGAGGGTGACGTGCTGGGCAGCCAGTGGGTTGCGTCTCCTCATGCCCAAGGTGGGGGTCTTTACTCCGACGTGTCTCAGGAGGCCTCCGGCGGTAATCCCGGCAGTTGCTACAAGCTCAGCTTCGACGAGAGCAAGCCGGGGGCAGGCCCGTACGCGTACCGAAAAGTGGACACCGCCAGTGCGACGGTGATCCATGCCAGCGCAGACTTCAAGTTCACCGACAGCGACAACGAAGCTCCCCGCCGGGCAGGCTTTGCCGTGGCCACGTCGGCTGACGGCGTGGGCTGCGCGGCACAGGTGTTCAACGGAACCGGCCTGCGCATCTTCAACCAGCCGGACAAGGGTGGGTGGTTCGGTGGCGCCGTAGTGGATACCGTGCCGTGCTCCTTGGCCTACGACACCTGGTACACGTTCGACGTGGTGATGATCGTCAACACGAACGGTACGCAGACGGTGACGGTGCAGGTGTTGCAAGGTTCGGCGCAGATCGCCACGGTGACCGCCACTTCGGTGTTCACGGTGGGCGACTACATCGGGATCAACGCCGTAGCGGGGAATGACGCGGACGCCCAGTACGCAACCCTCTTCGACAACATCCACGTCCAGGCCAGCGGGTCGAACGGGTTCACGCCGGTGAACATCGCCACCAGCTACGTCTACACGTTCGTCAACGACCTGGGCGAGGAGTCCACCCCCAGCACACCCAGCAGCGTCATCCAACGCCCGGACGGCGTGTCGGTGGCGGTGACCACGCCCACCGCGATCCCGAGCGGGATCAGCAGCACGTACGGCATCACCACAAAACGGATCTACCGGGCCGCTACCGGCAACACGGGCACCGTGTTCAGGTTCGTGGCCGAGATCGACCTGGCGACCGAGACCTACGAGGACGTGCTCACTGACGAGCAACTCGGAGAGGTGCTGGAGAGCGAAGAGTTCGACCTGCCACCGGACGACCTGCGCGGCATCATCGCCCTGCCGAACGGGGTGATGGCCGGGTTCAGCAAGAACCAGCTTTGCTTGAGCGCGCAGAACCGCCCGCACGCCTGGCCAGTCGGCAATCGCCTCATCACCGACACCGACATCGTGTCGATCGCCAACATCGACACCACGGTGGTGGTGGGCACGGAGAGCTTCGTGTACAGCGCCAGCGGCAACGACCCGGCCGCCTACAGCATGAGCCAGCCTGGAGCGCCGCAGGCGTGCGTGGCTAAGCGCTCCATGCGGTACCTGAACGACTCGGTGGGGGTGGTGTTCGCGAGCCCGGATGGGCTGATGGCGATGACCGGCCCGACGACCGTGCGCAACGTGACCGAGGGGGTGTTCACCCGCCGCCAGTGGCAGGACCTCGTGCCGGAGACGATCCGCGCCGCGGTGCACGACGACATCTACTTCTTCAGTTACGGCACGAACTCGTCAGCGTCGGGCGGGATGTTCATGCTCGACCTGAAGACTTCCGGCTTCGGGTTGGTGCGGCTGGACTACTTCGCCAACGCGATGTATTCCGACCCACTGACTGACAAGCTATTCATGACCCAGACGGATGAAACGGAGGAACAAGTGTTCAGCATGCAATTGGCAGATACGGGTTTGAGCATGGATTTCTCTTTCAACACCACGTGGGGTACGGCAGTGGTGTTGACCACTGCAAGCTACGCGTCCTGGAACGCGTATACCGGGAAGATCGAGATAAACCAACCCGGGGTATACGAGGTGGTGTTTTCTGCGCAATTCGACTCCAGCGTATTCACAAACTACGATTGCTGCATTGGGACCACCCCATACGGTTTGGCTAGTGCGAGCAAGTATCCCAATGCCGCAGGCATTAGCTCACACCACGTTGACGCCAACAGCACCGGTCAAACCAATGAGGCCATCACGGACATGTGGCTCCTCACCGTGGCGGCCTCTGACTCATTCTTCCCCACCATCTACGGGACGTCGGGTGCAGCAGTACCATACACCGCAGCCCTGGCCGTAACAGTCAATCGG